ATAAACAGTTTGACCTAACTCAGTATGAAATACTGAATAAGCACCCATTGGAAGTTGATTGCCATCATCATCCTCTGGATTTCTATTTATTATAAGTCGAGGAACACCTGTCCTCTTAGTGCCATCGTCTTGACCAATGGCTTTCATAATGTCTTCATTTGACATTGTATTTAAGTTTGATAGTTCATTTGACATTAGCATATGTCTCCTTATGGTTAATTATTAATTCTCTTTAGCATATTTTTTATCAATTGTCAAGAAAAAAATATAAAAACTATTATAGATATAAATATCATTACCTGTATTAATTCACTGATTGTCCACATATATGCGTTTCTCCTTCTGTTAGTTCAGCTTTTAAGCCATAAAATACTGCAAACCAAAGCATATAACTAGATAATTCTTCCCCAATATTTATACACAAAGTTACTGGTCTCTTACCAGTATTTTTAATATAATCTCTTTTAAGTTCAACAATTCTTTGAAGAGCAATAGCCTCTTCATCATTGACCCAATCATCATTCTCTTCAAATAAGTCCTATAGTTTTAACCATGATGATTCCTTTCTGTAAATGTTATATGTATTTTACAATCTGTACTATGACTAGTCAAGTTCTCTTCATATTCTTCTAAGAATCTAGCTAATCTTTTTAATACTGTTCCATCAGTAGATTTCATTTCTGCAAGAACTTGATTCTTTTTTTCTTTACCTTTGTGCCACTTTGACCCAATGGTTTGTATTGTATATTCATCTATATATGTCATAATTTTACCTCATTTAATTTTAACCAATTATACCCTATTTTCATCTCTACGTCAAGGGGTACATTAAAATTAATACCATATTGTTTTTCTAATCGTGGTATAACATTACCCGCTCCTCGTTTAAATAAATCAATAACTTGTTGCTCTTCATCTGGATGTATATCTACAACAATAGAATCATGAACTGTGTTTACTAATACACTTTGTAATTTATGTTCTTTCATTAACTTATATACTTCAATACAAGTTATAGGAACAATATCCGCAGTAGCAAAACCTTGCACAGGATAATTTTTTATTTGTGTAGAAAACGTTGACCCACCCCATGCTTGTCTTTGTGCACCGGGAAATGCGTATTCTCTTCCTGTAGGCAATTTAACAACTTTATGTTGTATTGCTTCAGTTTGTAATTTTTCATGCCATCTAGCAATATCTTTATATTTTTCTTTAAAAGCATCATAATATCGTTTTTCATTTTCAGTTCCAGTTACACCGCCATACAAAGGCTTAAACGTGTGAGCTTTTGCTTCTTGTCTAGATACGCCTATAATATCTGCTGTATATTGATGCACATCTACACCATTTATAATATCTTTCATTCCTTGCTTATCCTGTGCAAGAAATACAGCAGTACGAAATTCTAACTGTGCAAAATCCATTTCCATTATTTTGCCATCTTTAAATCGTGATATAACAGCTTTACGAATAGGAAATGTAGAACCCCTAGGTTGATTTTGAAAGTTAGGGTCTCGACTTGATAGTCTGCCTGTGGCTGTTACACACTGCATAAATTTGGGATGTAAAAATTGTTTGTTATTTGTGTGCTGTTGAATACCGGCAACAAAAGTATTTAAGTACGTATCTATAGAATTATATCTAATAATATCTTTTAAAAACTGTTTTAGTTCTTCATTATCAGAAGATAATAAATAGTTTAATGTAAATTTATCAGTAAGGTCAGTATATATTACTCCTTCACCAAAGCATTGCTCACACTTACTAGTATTTTTAAATGGCTCTCCATCTTTTTTTATTTTTCTATATGTTCCTCTACCTCTACAACTAGGGCATTGCTCTGATTGTGTCTTCATAATACTCATTGTATTTTCTTTAACTAGTTTTGAAAACATAGAACGAGAAAATTTTGGTCTTCTCTTAGATTTTTTTGTTAATTTGTCAATGCCAATATTAAATAACTGCGACCATGTTTTTTTATCTTGCACTTTTTTACCATAAATAAGCCATGATAATTGCTCTGGGCTTGATGGATTTATATTTGTATCGCCCATTTTTTCCCAAATAGTTTGGTCAATAGACTCTTTTAAAGAGTTAAACTCTAATAAAAATTCTGTTCTAACATCTTCTAATGCCTCAGTGTCTATTTTTATTCCATTTATTTCCATATCTGTTAAAACAACTAAAAATTCATTCATCATTTTTATAGTTTCTAGCAATGATTTGTTACGTGGTAACTTTAAATCTTCCATCTGCGAATTAAATACAGCTTTAGTTGAGATAATATCCTGTCGCCCATACTGTTCAATAATACGCCAAGGAATATTTTCAAAACTAATTTGATTATCCATGTAATGGTCAATAATGTCTGATTTTAAAGCTACTTTACGTCTTTTACATACTTCTTTTAATGATAGTGGTTTTCTAAAACCTCTACCAATAACATACTCTCCAACCATTGTATCATATACTCTGCCTGTATATTTAAATCCACACTCTAATAACCAAGCTAAATCAAATTTTAAATTATGTCCAACAAGTAATGTTGTTTTATTTAAAATATCTTGAACTATTTTATGGTTATCCTTTACACTATACCCTGTATGTTCTTTATGATAAAAACATACGTACTCATCATTAATTCCAATACTTACTAATTGATTATTAGAATTAAATGGTGATGGGTCGGGTCTTTTATTTCCTACTTGAAAAGTAGTCTCTACGTCTACAATCGTAATCATACTAAATACCTCGACAATCTATCATCTATGTTGCAATGAATTGTTCCATGCCAACCTGTTATTTTATTTTTAGATATGCATAAACTTCTCTCTGATGCCTCACCTAAATCACTTCTTTTACCTACACCAATAATTACATCAGCTTCAGCCGCTTTTCCAGTTTTACTATTTTCCATCATATCAAACGATAATTCTAATTTGTTATGTGCATCAGCAGATGCTTGTGAAATAGCAATAACAGAACACTCTCGTCTCTTAGCCAACTCTCTAGCTCCTGTGTATATGGCTCTAAGCTTTTCGTCATTTCGTGCAAAACTACCATTTACATTAACTTTATCTAGTTGGTCAACGATTAAAATATCTGGTTTGTGTATGGCTAAATGAGAATCTATGTCATCAATAGTCCAATCAACTGTATCAAATAACTTTATATTTGGTCTTATTTCGGCCCATTTTTTTGTTGCTAACTCCATATTTTCTTGTATTTCATCTCTATCTAGGCCTGTCCAAGCATTAATTAGTCTCATTTGTGTACGAACAGCAGGTTCCTCATTGATAAGGGCGTGAACTTTAGCTCCCTGTGAGGCAAATCCGTTTTCATTTGCGACTAAACTAATCCAAAAAGCAGTTTTACCTGTTTCTGGTCTAGCAAATATAATACTTAAATTTCCCTCTCCAATACCTGTTATGCGTTCAGCAAGTGTAGGCAGATTAAACTTCCATTTGGTAGTTACATTTACTAACTTCATTAATTCACCTATATCTTTTGTTACAGAATTATCATCAACTGGTATTTCTTCTTGTGTATCGAGAAGATTACGAATGTCATTAAAGCCATCATCTTTACCATTATATACATCAGTAGCAATAAGTGCAATGCGATGTGCTATATTTCGTTTATGTATCGCAGATACAATATCAGATACAATATTATTTTTTGGCTCTGGTTCATTTCGTATGTCATCTAATAATAATTTAAAATTATTTTTAGCAGTTCGTGTTAAAGCAGGATTATATTTATCAACATGCAAAGTTTCTAATTCATCTAAAGTTAAATCAGAATCATACTCACTATGAGCTTTTTCTATTGATGTATAAAAACTTCCTGTGCCATTAGTAAACATAGCTTTAGACACTTTACTTTTATGCTTTTCATAAAAGTCTTTTTTTAATAGCAATTTTATTATTTGTTTTTCAATCATAATTGTGGGTATAGCATAAAAATATGCTTACGTCAAGTCGTATCGTCTATTTAAAATATTTTTTATTCTATCCCAATTAATTCTATCACGCATTTGTGGTGCAGTTCTTGGGTCACGTAATGCCTTTTTGTCAAGACGTTTTTTTATTTTAAGTAATCGTTTTTTTAATCTAGACACACTGTTTCCTTATCAAATAATTTTTTTATAGGAAGTATAACACATTTAGACCTGCCCCCATCTCCAACCATACGAGTATGGGTATCTTTGTATTCTTTAACTATTTTTTTTAATCTAGATACCTCAAATACTAGCATACAATGATTTTTTTTACCTTTTGCAAGTATATGTATCCAATAATCAGATTTAGTTGCTGTAATACCACTAGGTTTACCATTACATT